GTCATCCAGACTGGTCACGGGGGCGACGGCCGCGGCTACAGTCTCTACAGGGCTAGAGGCTACAACTACGTGGGATGTAGAGGCAGAGGCAGAGGCAGAGGCAGAGGCAGAGGCAGAGGCAGAGGCTGTGGTAGATACATCAGAGGCGGCGGCCTTGGATGCAGCAGTGCGACGGGCCTTGGTTGCGGTTGCGGTTGCGGTTGCGGGTGCGGTTGCAGGGGCCACAGCGGCAGGGGCAGGGGCAGGGGTAGGGGTAGGGGCAGCGACGGCTACAGCAGGGCTGGCATCGGCTACAGCAGAGGTCTTCTTGGCTACACGCTTGGAGGAAGTGGAGGCACTCATTATACCGGAAGATGAGGAATTAGAACTCATTTTAATACGCAATACAGTAGCATAGTGTAATCAATTTTGTAAATTTTCTGTCAAATTTTTGGCAAAACTTTAAACAAAAAAAGGATTTTTACTTTTTTTTTTGAAAAAGTCTGAAATAAAGTCATTAAATAATTAAGTTAAATATTTCTCTTAAAAATAACTTAATTAAAAAGAATAATAAATCCGGTATTCAATTAGGATCAAATGAGCCTCTTAAATCAATGTATAAGTATCAAGAGTCAGAAGCATTCAAACATTAAATGTACGAGTAAAGCAGTATCAGAAGGATTCTGTTCAAAACATTGTAAAAAAAGAATTGTATTTGTATATTCTCAAAAAGAACAGCAAAGTGTAATTAAAATTCAAAACACTTGGAAAAAATATTGTTTGAGAAATTATTCTTCTAGACAAGGTCCCGCTAGAAACGATTTTTCATTGGCAAATAATAATTCTGATATTTATTCTTTAGAAGAATTGAATACAATACCAAACATATATTTCTTTAGCTTCCATGATTCAAATAAACATATTTGGGCATTTGATATAAGAACACTTTCGTATCTATGTTCAAAGTCTAAATCTACTAAGAATCCTTATACACAAGAAATTTTATCAACACAGATTTTAAATAAAATAAATAAAAGATTTATTTGGTTGAAAGAACATAAATATTCTCTTACATATGATAATCCTTCTTTAACAAATGAACAAATGTGGAATCAAAAAGTATTAGATGTATTCAGTTTAATGGAAGGTTTAGGATATTTATTTAATTCTGATTGGTTTCATGAAATGGAGAAAGAAGACCATATTATTTTCTACAAAAAATTATATGATTTATGGAATTATAGGCTACAACTTAGTATACAAGAAAAGAATTTAATTGTGCCAGGATTTAATCGGAAAAAACTATTCAAATTCTTATTTGAGGAACTTGAAGAAAAGGAGGAAAAAGTTCTAAAAAAAATGAATCTACAGATAATAGAACTATTTCTTTCATCAAAAAATGCCTTAGGGGCAATGTATGTTTTAATGGGATTATCTTATGTAAACGATTCTATAACTGAAACATATCCTTGGATTCATACTTCTCTAAGTTAGCCACTTGGTGTATAATAAATGTTATTAGAAGCTGCGCACGTATTCGGCTCTTTAAAATAACCAGTCTTACCAATTGTTTGACATATATATGGTGAAGATACATTATTCTGAACAAAAGGGAATCCGTCTCTATTAAAACAAGGAGTGGGTAATGTAATATAAGGATTTGTAACTGGATCTGGATCAGCGCAGATTGCGCAGCCTTGTGCTTTTTGTAAAATTCCAGAATATGTGTTGGATGTTCCCACACCAGTAAAGACTACATTGTCAGGACAATCTGGTAATCCTTGATATGATGTCATCTGTTGGCTAGAATGTAAATTTATAACTGCTTGAACAGTTTGAGGAGCTGCTACAGAACTTGCTTTTGCTTGACGCATTAATGTAATTTCAGATGAATCACGACACTTATTTCTTGCTACATACTTATTTGCTTCTTCTTGAATATAGCGCATGCGCTCACTATACGACATAGACATGTTCTTCTTATTACATTTTTTTAAAATTTTTTTTTGAAATTTTTTACAAAAACGTCAAAAAATTGATTCATATTTTGCCGGTAAACTTGTATTACAAAAAATGTCTAGTGCTATTGTGCTCCCCAAGGATTTCAAGCCTACCAATGTCTCAGTCGCTCCCATCAAGGTCATGGACTCTGGTGCGAAGCAGGCTTATGTTAACTATGAAGGTCACTCTCTAATGGTTCAGGTATCGGGTCTAGAGATCCCTTATGGTATGAGTGTATTTGACAAGGCTGGCCCTGTCAAGTATTCTGTTGATCTATCTCTAAAGGGTTATGATGTAGATGGTTCTAAGGTAAAGCAAGTATATGATGCTTTCAACAGTTTGGATGAGTATATGATTGATCTTGGTGTAAAGTTCTCCAAGCAGTGGTTCAAGTCGGATCTAAACCGTGATATCATCAAGGCGTTCTATACCCCTTGCGTTCGCTTCTCCAAGGATGCTGAAGGTAATCTGAAGCCTTATCCTCCTACTCTGAAGATTCAACTCAAGCAGCGTGATGGTAAGTTTGAGACCGCAGTGTATGATGAGAAGAAGCGCCCTCTAAGTGATATTCCTCTAGAGGATATTCTCGTAAAGCGTGCCGTCATTTCAACTCTGATTCAGTGCACGGGTGTATGGTTTGCTGGTTCTAAGTTTGGTCTATCTTGGAAGGCTGTTCAGATTAAGGCAGATCATCTTCCTGAGAGCATTCGCGGATTTGCGTTCCGTGATGAAGATGGTTCTGTAGCATCAGCATCAGTAGCTGCTGCGCCCGCACCCGCTCCTAAGACTGCCGCCATTTCAAGCAATCAGTTCTCAAGACTATCTGAGGAGGATGATGAGGAAGAGGAGGAGCAGATCGATGATGAGGCTGTAATGGCGGCTCCTAAGACTGCCGTTTCGTCTTATTCTAACAAATCAGCCGATTCGTCTTATTCTAACAAATCAGCCGATTCGTCTTATTCTAACAAATCAGCCGTAGCAGCTCCTCCTACAATGGATGATGATGCCGATATTGTAGAGCCTATTATGGTTCCGAAGAAGACGACTGCCGCTAAGATTGTCAAGAAGGTAGTTACTAAGAAGTAGATTAATAATTAGAACTAACTAAAAATCTAATTTAAAATAAAAAGAAAATATTTTTTACTTGCCACAACCGCCACACGCACCGCCAGAAAACTCATATAAATTACCAGTTCTATTACAAAAGCAACCACCTTGTTTGCGTAGAACCACGACATCTAATGTTTGAGTGTTAGGTTGCTCTTGACGCACTGTTGTGCCAGCATTTTGGGCTTGTTGTAACTGATTGTTGTAAGAATATAGAGCCATTGCTTGTCTAGTTTTGGTAATTAAAGAAGCGTCTGTGTTACGAGTTGACATTCTAATACTATATATTTTTTTTATGCTGGAAGAACTGGATTTATTGGAACATTCGGAAGTGGGCAAAATGGTATAGGTTTTTGTAAATAAGGATTGAGAGCAGGATCAATAAAAGGACAAGGAAGGTTCGCCGCAGCTGGAACATACTGGGCAAAACGTGTATTCGCATTCATTGGATCATTTGATTTATCAATTGTTTCTTGTATAACTCGTGCTATCCGTACAGATTCTGGAACAACAGGTGGTTTTACATAATTATAACAAGATAGATGCGATAATAGATATGCGCTTTCTGAAATAACATTATTATTTGTTGCAGGCAAAGGTTTACAACCCACACAACTATCTTTACCAATATAAGCACGTGCTTTTGCTAGATTTTCTTGAATAACACATCGTTGTGATTGTTGTAGTAAATGAGAAATTCTTCCTCCTTCTGTGTTTACATTCACACTAGCCATTGCTAATTACTATTCTTTCTTTTCTTTAAGGTATAACGCTTTTTCTCTTTTTCTTCTTCAATACGATCCACTTTTTCACGTAATAATGTAGCATATCCTTTCTGATATCCAGAACATGCTACAGGAAATACATCAAACTGAGATTTACTTGTATTACTTATAAGTTTATGTGTTCGTATAGCCTTTCCAATATCACATAAATACTCTTTTTCAGATACACTAAAAAAATAGAGAGATAAATGTAATGTAATAAGAGTTTCTAGTGATGCTATATGTAAAATCTGATTTCTATCTGTTTTAATATTATTATAAGAGTGGCAAGCTGTTTCTTCAACTAATAGAGCGATTGGTATCCCTTCATATACAAGTGTAACTCTGCGCGATAGATACTCGCCACGTGCTGGATGATAAATAATTTTAAGATTATTAAAATGTTTATTTAAATAATTTACATCGCGTTCAGCATTAGGAGTATAAAATACTACTTTTCCATGAAAGTGCTTCGTGCTAAAAACAAGATCTTTCTTTGTTAAAGATTTTCTATATATATTTTCTAAGTCTAAATTTGCTAATACTCTTTGATTCTGAATAATAAAATTAAATAATGTATTTTTAACATTTTCAGGTATATCTTTAACTCTATGGGTTTTAACACATGATTTAATAGGAAAATGTTTATTTAATAGTTCTAAACGTTCTACTACTTTTTTCCAACGACTTACTTCACCTCTTGGTCTTGATATTTCTAAATACATCATCATTCGCAACATGTTTTCATTTGTATAATGAATGTTATTAATACGCTTTGATGATTCTAAGAATACGTTATAAGTATCTCTATTAACTTCTGTTATATCTGCGATAGCTATAAAGTTTACTAAAATTTTCTTTGTCCCTTCATGCATTCCTACGCGATGTAATACATCCGTAAATCCAGCATTCTTCAAATCAGATACAAGTTCTTTTACATCATTGTCTGCTTCATAAGTTATAAAATCATAATCCGGAAGAGTATATTCTGGATCATAGAATTTATCTTTTTTTGGTAATAAAGCGTTTATCGCAGTTCCACCATAACAAATTCTTTTTTTACGAATAATAAAATTCTTAACAATTGTTAATGCTTGAATAATTTCAGGATCATGTGCTGACTCAAAATCTAAAATTTCTTCTGCTTTCGTTATAGCATTATCTAAATGTTTTTCTAAATTCTTATTCTTTTTTGTTAAAGTTTTTAAATATATATCTTCTTCCATAGTATCCTATTAATACTTTAGAGAGTCTTATTTTAATACTTTAGACTTGGTATTCTTGTAGAGAATGCCGATTTATATAACTTTCTAACAACTTTTGTTTCTAGCATATTGTTTTGATAAGAATCTTTAAAATATTCATATGGTATCACATTAACTCCATAGTCTTTTAAGAACATATTCATTTCTTCTTTGCTTATATTATGGGTTTGAGGAGGTTTTAGTATAGTAAAGAAGGATGAATATTTTTGTGTAAAATCTTGTGGTGACATCTTTTTTATAGATTCATAATCAAAGACTAACGCATTAATCTTAGCACCGTATGGAGCAGATACAGTGCTATCAACTTTTATCTTATCTGGAACATAATAATGAAAATTTACCATATAATCTAGATCATCATTCTTATCAGATTTTACTAAACTTGATGTGCGAACATTTGTTCCAACAATAATTTTTCCTGCAAACTCATTAAACTTTAAATTAAATAGATCATCTTCTTTTTCTGAACGATAGAATCCACCAGTTAATAAATATGGTTTTAACACTTGTAGAGCATTCGCAACTTTTCCTAAATATTCATTTGGTTCGCTTGGATTTGGTAGATTCACAAAATGTAAGAATAATAATAATGGTGTTTGATTATTCTTAATGGCTGGTTGGAATGCGGTATCACCAATTTGTTTGAATACTTCACTTAACTTTGCGGAATTTTTAGATGTCACTGTTCCAGCTTCATTCTTATAATATAAACAAGGTTCAAACTTCTTACAGAAACCTTCTCTATTTCTATCAACAAAATCTATTTGTAAGATCAATGCTCTAGAACCTAATTGTAATTGATTATTAACACCTTCAATAATATCAAATTTATTATATTCTGGCCCCAGATATGATACTTGTTTAAATGCCAATGGTTGTAAATTAATGAGTTTATCATTGATATTTGGAGTTCCTTCATCATCTGCTTTTAATGTATCTACGAATCGATTGAGTTTTTGATAGTTTTTATCTTCAAATCCTTCATTCGAACTTTTAATGATTGATTTTAAATATATCGCTAAACCTACTAATCCTAATATAATAAAAGACCATATCATAATTTTAAAAGGAGTAAATGGCGATTTTGTTAATGATGGAATATCTTCAAAGAAAAACTTTTTCATCCTAGTACCACCGGTGGTTAAATATCTGTATAAAGCATTTGTCGTAGATGCTGGCATAAATCTGTTTGCTTGTGATGCGAAAGCTGGGCCTACTGTTCTTTGTAATAAAGCAGACTGTGCTTGAGCTTGTGCTGCTGCTATTATTGATGCCATCTAATAGTCTTACACATAACATTTACTTAGACATATATACTTCCATCGCTTTATCAAACGCTTCAAATTGTTCTTCCATAGAAAGTTTTTTAGAATCTTTTTTAATGGAATCTATTTTACCTTTTTTCTTTAACATTTTACTTAAATTACCAGAGGATACGCTTGGATATTGTAATACTTCATGAAAAAATTTAGGTATTTGTTGAATAGCACGAGATATTACAACTGGATCTTTTACAAGAGAATTTGCAGCAGGAATCTTCCATCGCGGAACTTCACATAAAATGCGAGCCATTAAACCAAGTAAATTCCTTTTAAAAGAATTTGTAAAACGTAAATCGTGTGCTCGGAATATTTCTATCAAACTTAAAAACTCTTCATGCATTCGGATTTGTTGTTTTTTTGCTAATTCTTTATAAAATTCTGAGAATAGACTTAGAAAATAGTATCCAACTTCATTTTTTGATTTACCACCAGAACTTCTATCAACTGTTGAAAGAGAATTCTTTGAGTTTTCTTTTTTCACTTTTGATTCTTCTTCATATGTAAATTTCATCCAAAATAATACACGTTCCAATGAATGATCCGCTAAATTCTTACAAATTTCATTTCCAACTGTTTTCAAGATTTTTAAATCACCATCAGGTTTCCATACTTTATTTACAATTTCTGTATCAATTGCTGATTCTAGCCCGCGAATCCAAGATTCATTATGTGTTTCAACACCAACTTTGGGCCATGTAAGTTTTGGATGTTTAGGGGCATCATGTAAAATTAAAATCATTTCTCCAATTTTCGATTGAAAGTTTGTATTATTATATAAAGTTTCATCTGGATATGTTTTTACAAGTTCATCAATCTCTTTCATTCGTTTATTTAAATACATAAATACACGAGGAGAACCAATATTAATATGATTTAAACTATACTCCCAAAGAATCTTAAAAAATGTATGAAGACCACCGCTACATACTAAGTCTATTCCAAAATGTAAACATTTACCTATTGCGACTGCTCCAGCATCAGATAAATTTCTTTCAAAACTAAATATACACTCACTCGGTTTGTAACCACACCGGGTGCGTAAATTATTTTTTTCTTCTTCTATCGCATTCATTAACTATTTCTTTTTTTTTAAAGTTATATGTTTTACGGATTTATCTCTCAAACGAACCTCTGCATGCCCAGATTTCTTTGTTAAGTTCAATGTGGCATAGTCTGGAAAATGTTTCACAATCCATTTCGCACCAGCCATTACTGTGCTTTCAGAACGGAATTCTTGAATCCCTCCTTTTTCAGTATAATACGCAGTTTTAGGAGCTACATACCGTAAACGTATAACTCCGCCATCCGCTATATAATAACGTATAGATCGTTCATAGTCCTCCTTATCATTTTTAAGTTCTAGCTTAATATCTTTAGCATTAATTGTTCCGTAGAAACATCCAATAATATAACGCAAATCTGTATCCACTTTCTTTTCCATAAAAAATCCGTTAGGTATTGGATAGATACCCCATAAACGGAATCCGTGTTTTTTACATTCTTTAAAACCTTCTTGAATAATCTTTTCTAGATTTACTAAAGGCTTTTCGTGTCTCTTAGTCGTTGTAGTATATTCAATAAATCCTTGAATATCATCATCAATATTTACGATAGATTTGCCTTCATGATAATAGTTACTAATAAAGTTACGTTGAGGTCCTAGATTAATAACTCCAACAATAATTTTGTTATACGATTTTGGATCAAGAGTTTCTTTATAGATCTTTTCTTCATCTTTGTTTGCTACAAATATATCGATTTTCTTTGGATCTATATGATAATGTTTTAGAGTAGCCAAAGTCTTATCTCTAAGTGTTTCAGGCCGCTTATATGATGGTATTGCTATCACATAATCATCCTTTTTTTTTCTTGTTTTTGTCGCCATCCTATCTATCCACGATATTTCTTGGATACTTTATAAGTTCCATTGGATCTCGGGATTAAACCTTTTGCTTTTAAAGATGAACGCATTGTAAATCCAATTGATTTACCTTGTTTATATTTTTTTAAATATTTACGATTGCGAGCCGTTGTTTTATAATGAGAATATATTCTTCTAGTACCACCGAACAACCCATAACTACTATTAGTTCTTGGAATTGCAGCGTATATTTCTTTACTTAAATTAACTCCTTCTTCTATTCCAGCTTTATATGCATTCATATTTGGATCTGATCGAGAACCTCGTATAGGTCTAGATTTACCCATAGGCATACTCATATTTGAATCTGATCGAGAACCTCGTGAACGTCTAGATCTAGATCTAGTCATAGACATACTCCTATTTGAATCTGATCGAGAACCTCGTGAACGTCTAGATTTACCCATAGGCATACTCATATTTGAATCTGATTGAGAACCTCGTATACCTATAGATCCAGTCGTAGGCATACTCATATTTGAATCTGATTGAGAACCCCGTATACCTATAGATCCAGTTGCAGGCATATTACTTATAGATTGGCCTAATATATCCATTCTAATAATATTTACTAAATTTATTTTTACGAGTTCTTTTGTGTCTGAGCCTTCTTCCACCAAAAAACCCTAAACCTTCATTTGAACTAATACTTGATGAACGTGAACGAGGTGCTCCTACTTTAGAATTTTGGTCAATTACCCATGTATTATTTAGAGAATCCCAAACAAAAAGATCTTTTCTACCAGTTTCAGGATTTTCAACTAAAGAAAAATATTTATCACCCACTTTAAATGTTCCATCATCACTTATATTTGATGCTAAACTTTCTAAACTTAATGTTGATCCAGATGAGTTTGATCTTCTTCCCATAGTACCTTCACGATATCTTCTCTGATTGGGTGATGTCGATCTTAATCTAGATCTTGCTCTTACTATGTTTTCACTTAGTTGACCACCTCTATGTTTATATTTACGCGTTCTACTTTTCATCTATTAATACTTACGACTTTTTTTATGTTTGCGGGTGCCTCTTATCTTGCGTCGTAGAATACGTTTACCACCAAAGAATCCCCCGCTGGTTTCTAACTTCTTTAGACGATTCTCAAGTTCATCCATGCGAACATTTACATCCATAGATTTGTTCATCATGCCAGGCTGGTTTACAACATTTTGTTGAGAAGGAGAATTGAATGCTCCTAAGAAACCACCATTCAGAGAAATAAAAGGATTATCATTTACAGGCTGAGTATTTAGTAATTTGCTATTATTAAATTGCATGCCAGAGTTCATAGAACTGTTCATAGAACTGTTCATAGAACTGTTCATACCAGAGTTCATAGAACTGTTCATACCAGAGTTCATAGAACTGTTCATACCAGAGTTCATAGAACTGTTCATAGGTCTATCAACAGGAACACTATTCATAGGTCTATTTACAGGAACACTATTCATAGATCTATTTACAGGAACACTATTCATAGATCTATTTACAGGAACACTATTCATAGATCTATTCACGGGAACACTATTCATACTAGAGCTCATAGAGTTACTAGGAGAACCAATAATAGAATTCATTTGTCCACCATTTTGGGGAAAGCCTAACACGGAACTTCCTCCGCAGCCGCATCCTCCGCCACTCTGTTTTCTTGTATGCCTTCTAGAATGAGATCTACGATATGATTTTCTTGCCATCTATTAAGTAAAGAGAAATGTCTAAGACGCGTAAAATATATTATCCTAGAAAATACTATTCGGGGCTATCCAAAAAGAAAAAGCAAGAAAGACTCAAAGAGATTCAAAAATATGGTTCAAAGTCTTGGAAAGACCCCAAAGCATATGTAGGTTTTAAAACAGATAAAAATATAAAAACACGTAAATCAAGCTACACCTTAATCTGGAACAAACGATTTCCAAACGCAAAGAGCTTAGAAGAAAGAGCAAAAGCAACTGGAGTTCCTCTTAAATATATAAAAGAGTCATATAATCGTGGAATGGCTGCTTGGAGAACAGGTCATAGACCAGCGGCTACACAACAACAATGGGGCTATGCCAGAGTATCAAGTTTTCTATTAAAAGGTAAAACGTATTACAGCACTGATTCTGATTTAGCAAAAGAAGCTCAAGCAGAATCAAAATCTGCCAAATCATGGTGGTCAAAAATCAATAAATTCAAGGGCTAATCCAATTTTAGAATCCCAGAACTCTTTTTGTTTACTGTTACGTAAATCAAAAGGTTTATAATTTCCATCATCATCATCTTCATAAAGCAGTACTTTTTTGGGCTTATTATTAGAAGTTTCAAATCCAATAATTAAATCTTTTGCAACTAAATTCTTATTTAAATCATAATCATCAAATAAGAAATAATATGTACTATTATTCATCATATATTTCTTAAATTCTGGATTACATGAAGGGTTCACTTTCTGTTTATAATATTTTACAAACATTTCTACATCCATTTCTGGTTTTTCAAAACTCTGGGGCTGTGTAGCACTGGCTACGCTTCCATCTAAATAGAATATAGGTGTTTGATATAGTTTCTTGTCTTCTAAATTATATGACTGTTCATCTATATCTTCCCAGACCTTACCGTCAGAAGCTTTTACAATCCAAGAATTTGGAGAAGTTCCAGAACTATTTGTGACAAAACTGTAACCAAATATAGGCTGTTCTACTTCTAGAACTATATAGTTAGCAGTTTTATCTTTTATCTTATATTGTATTTCTTGTTTCTTTTTATTGTATAGATTAATTGAGTTAAATGATAAAGGTGTTTTAGATTCAAATTTAATAAAATCATAAGTAGTTATAGGTTTTTTGTAATCAACAAATGGTGTTATAAATAGTTGATCTGGTATAAATTGATAATTATTTGCTTGAGCAAAGTTCGCTACATTCCCTGTAATTACACTTCTTTGAATTATTCTATATGACATAACAGTATTAATATAAGGACATAATGAAGTAATATTTTCTCGGAAAAATATGATTTTTGCCTTTTGTAAAGGATATGAAGTTAAATTATTATAATCAGTATTACGATCATAAAAAATAAGAGTTACTTCAGAATTGATACCATCAACATTAACTATATAATCAACTGCAAGTATATTTTCGGTGTTATCAAAAAATTTACTATATAAGACATTTGTAACATTCGCCCGTATTTTCTGGTATGCATTAACATAGAAATTTAAGAAGTAGCCGCTATTCATACCACATGATTCTTTTAAAAATTCTGGACTTACTAAAGCATAATTATCTCCTTCGCCCCTCATATTAATTATATTTTGATTTATTGGTAAAGGGGCTTCTATAAATAGATTTGAAGTAGTATTATAATTATTATACGATAAAAAGTTATTAAAATTTGTATAATTTCTAGATTCATATGTAAAAGATTGATTTAAATTTGAAAATAAAACTGTATTTCTAATATTTATATCTCTCATAATACTATTAACATCTCTAGAACATGTATCAATCGCATTTTTACCACCACTATAAAAAGTAAACTGCATTAAGATCCTACAATCATTAACTGCTGTAAAAGATGGATAAGTAACTCTATTATAATATTCATCTGTTATGAAATCTATCATATTTGAATATGGTGGGAATATTATTATTGATTTATTTAAAAATTTTTCTGTTATAATTGAATTTAATTTATAATATTTTCTAAAACTTGGTTTTAGTATAATTGAATATGTATAAGCATTGTAATCAATAACTGAATTAATAATATCGAACTTATATTGAAAGTATGTAACATTATTAAATTCTGTTCTATTCATTTTTCTAAGATAGTATTCTCCACCAGGGGGCATAACTGTAATCGAAAAAACATCTCCATCTGGTCCAAATATACTTAAATTAGAATCATATACTAAAGTATCTTTCAAGTATGTTGTTAGATTACTTGTATTTATATAATTTATGAATGAATTTGGAAAGGTTGTTTGGCTAATTGATGGAAAGCAGATACTTCTTGTTAAATTACCATAGTATTCTGGTGATGGTAAATTTGTAATTTTATCAAAATCATTTACATTTTGACCATCATCAAACGCAGGCACTTCTTGTACACTCGTTATATAAAGATTATTAGAACTATTTGGAAAAAAAACAATTTCAAATGCTTTTAAATTGTTATAATATATATCATTTGGTAATATAGTAGTAACATATTGATTTGTTATAGTTGTATAATATACTGATGCTGTATATTGTAAAGTACATGTATTTCTACTTTTAATACTATATACTTGGCCAATAATAGAATTATAATTATTTGATGATGAAATTCTATGTGTATTATTAAAATAAGTATGGAATAATGATATTAGTTTTTGATCATAAGGATTTGGTATAATAGGAATAATTGCGCTAGTTGGATCTGATTCAATATATTTAAATCTATATGAAAAACAAGCATTACTTCTTGTATAAGTACCATAATTAAGATATCTATTAGCATCAAAACTATCATTATAACCAACTTGTATTTTAAAAAAGCGTTTATTGTATGGAAGATTTTCGTCACTTTTTAATTGAAATTCTACAGTATAATTTGGTAAATCAACAGCATATCTTTCTATATCATTTGAATTATATCCAGCAGATGATAAAGCAATATAAATATCTGAAACATTCGACATATTTAAAGCATATTGTCTCATGTATGAAACATCGTGACAATTTCCTTTATATAATTGTCTATTATCTAGAACTCTTTTAAAGTTTAGATAGTTTTGCATTGGAATATTATTACTTAGAGTAATAGGTATATTATTATAATATGGCAATGTTTTCATCATATTTAATATATCATCTTTAGATATAGTTGTAGTAGTATTTCTTATATAATATGGAGTATAATCTAAATAATTAGGTGTTACATTAATACCATATTCTAAACAAGCGGAAGTTATATTGCCTAATGTATTTGGATAAGGATAGTTATTAGTAACAGTTTGACAATCAATAAGTATTTGTAAAGTATTACTAGATGTTATGCCAAATCCTTTAATATTATTTATATACAAATTTTCAGTATAATTACAATTAAAAAATCCATTAAAAAATCTTTTGTTATTTTGCATCATATATAATATATTTGATGCATTGAGTGATGGTGTATTACTAAATGATATTGTATTTAATTCTCCTAACGCCTTGTATGTATCAACACGTTGATTAGATACAGCATTAAACATATTTGATGATTGTTTTTCACCTTCAGATATTAAAGGGTTTATTAATGTAGTTACATTTAAATTAAAATCATTAAATGTTGCTGTAGTATAATAGAAGCCAGTAGTACCAGATTTATTATTTTGAACTTTTAGAGAATTTTGGTTTTCAGATACAAAATATCCAGCATTACTTACTGATGCATAAAAATATGTGCAGTCACGAACATCTACACCTATATCAAATGATTTATTTACTTCAATTACTGAATTACTAGTTATTCCTAAAGAATTAAATTGTGATTGAAGATTTGTAATTTGACTTGTTAAATCTAGTTTAGTTCTATTAACTTCACTAATATTAATAGTGGTATTCTGTATTTCTAATGGTAGTTGTGCTTTTTGATTTAATAATGCTTCTCTTTGATTAAATAATGCTTGATTACTATATGTAGCAGTGTAAGATTGTACTAGTGAATTTTCAATCTCTACTTTATTATTATAATTTGATAATGCTATATTATAATTATTCATAGTGGTTCCATCTATGCCAAAAGATAATGTTTGATTAGGAGATAGAGGCCGATTACCATACATATAATCATTTGGATCATTTTGAGATAGTATAGTAAAAATTTTAATAAGAGTATTATATATACTGTATTCGTTATCATCGAATTCATTTATATAATTGACAATTGCGGAATGTCTTGAAAAAAAATTATTCGCCCATAATGAAGGTATATCACCAGTGAATATATCATATAATCTTCGTGAACTATATGATGAAAAAGGTGATGTTCCATATGAACTAGTAAAAGCATCATTTATCACTGAAATAGATGTAGCATCTAAATAGTTATTAATATATGTCACTACATTACTTCTAGGAGTATCTAATTGAGAAAGTGCATTATCAACCTCGTTTCTAGCTGTAACAATTTGAGGTATAGCGTTTATTTCATTCGTTATTTGGTTATTAATAATAGTTATTTGGTTATCAATTGTTCTATAACTATTATTCAAGGTAGTTAACTGATTATTTAATAAATTGTAGTTTGAATTAATAGGTGATAATTGACTATTTAAAAGAGATATATTAGATTGTATTTGAGATCTTAAAATAATATTTGATGCAATATTAGAAGCAGTTACCAAAGTTGTTACCTTATAATCACATTGATAAGGATTTACAGTATATGCGTTTAATATATTTAAAATCTTCTCTCTATTATTGGAATCTGTATTATATTGTTCCATGATTTGTGTCATAACAGTTGGATCATCGCATCGTAGCACTTTACATGCGCCATCCGCATCATTCAACTTATTATTAGCATCAGATAAATATCTTGGAATTGTAACAAAATTGTTTTGTATATAATTCATTATAGTTGGATTTATATAGATAGAATTTCTCATTTGCTCAGCAGTTGAATCTATATTATTTAATTCATTCGTAAATTTAGTTAAAGAATCTAACATCTCATTTTTCTCTGCTAATTTAGTAGCATAAGCTCTCCTTGCATCTTCTACAAATTTAGTAATCTCATTATCATCAATTATATCTAATATTATACCCCATACATATGGATTTAAGTCCCTACGTCCCTGACTTGTATCGGGATATACAGCATCATAATATTTTGAATAAGGATCCTGAAAAAGTGTTAAAATACCAGGAACATCTAATCTTAAATTACCATACGATATAGTATTAGTAAATTCGGTCCTAAAATCCCATAACTTACCAATAACTGAATCTGTTTTTTCTAAATAATTTGAATATGCACCATTCTGTTTGGTACCAAACCAAAACCAATCTTGATTTGCATCATATAACTGAAAATATGTTTTACTTGAAAAATTACTTGTTATAAATGTATTTATATTAACACCTCTAATTTTATAATTAGAAGCCGCGCCCCCCCACACATAGTAACGACTTACGTCGCCTGTGTTTATACGTAAAGTGGTAATATTACTATACATTGCCCATCCATCTGTATTTGAAAAATTATAAATTTCATTTGATTTTCCTGCTACATTTGATAGTTCGATATCTATATTTTGTATTTTAGATCTAATATTAGAAATATCATCTTGTAAAGAAATTCGTGTATCAACTATCCATCTATCTACCCATCTAGCTAAGTTTCCAAAAGGGTAAGTATTTGAACTATATTTCATTAAAGTTCGATCATTACAAAATGTAAGTCTTGAATTTTGATATTCAGAATCATCGTATATAAATGGTATTTGAATATTTACAGTATTTCTTTTTACAGGTTTATTGGTTAAATCATCATATTGTGTTTCGACCCAAGTGTATCCGCATGTAGTATCATTAATCTGACTAAATCCTAAAACTTTATCTACAACTACAACACCATCATTTGAATCGTAAGGTATATTAGATAATACTACATTTGATATATCTGTAAAGATATTATCACGATATAAGTTTGCCGCTGTTTTCATAAATTCTATATTTCCGCATTGAACTGGAGGTCTAATATTTTTTGTGTAACGAATAGTTGGTGTATAATTGGCATTTCCTTCTCCTGTTAATGGAGTATCAATATTACCATTATATAATGTATTATAAGATAGTGCGGCATTTATTCCCAAAGCAATAGCATTTATACTAAAATTGGAATTATCTAATGTTATAAATATTCTTGCCACACTTGATTCAATTCCATTTATCATATTAGATAATTCATATGCAGCATTTAGAGTACTATTATACTGATTTTGGTAAACTGTTATATCTTGATCGTTTGTTGTATTCTGATAGCGTTTATAAACATTTATTATATCATTTGTTGCGCCAGGTGTAGGTGTGATTTGTGATAAAACATTTGATAAATTACCAGTTGAACCTAATTGAGATTTCACTGTTTCTGATGTAGTATTTAATCTATTAGATAAAATAAGCATGGTAGTATTATTAGTAGTTTGTAAATTTTTTAGATAAATATAATTATACTTACCTCCAATAGGATATACTGGATTAAATACAGGTTCTAAATTTGCTATAGAGGTAGATAAAGTATTATTATAATCGTCAATATTAGAGTAAGTATTTGTCCAAGTTCCATCATCATAAATATTTAATAATCTATTATATTCATTTAGTTGAGGAATATACTGATTGCGAACATTCAAATAACGAATATTATCTAAACGTTGTTTTTTATCAAACCGAATATCTATCATATTGGAACCTACACGATACACATCATATATATAAGTAATCTCATATAAACCTTCTGATATTTCATAAAAATGCTGCGCAATTGAATCTAGAATCTTCTCATCCAATACGTTCAATGGTGTCCCATAATCTGGCACAAGTTTTTGTATATAACTTGTATAATATCTGTATAATTCACTTATAAGTTCAGTTGTAATTGTAGGTAATGTTCCATGAGAGTTTATAGTGCGATATTTATGATTATTATCATTATAGATTGTGTTAGTTGTATAATTAGAAGTATGTAACAACCAATAACCATCATTTATTCTATATGTCATCGCAGCAGCATTGCTGTTAAAGTATGCATTTATAATACCATAAGCCATATCTGTTGAATAACTGTTATTCTGATCTCCCATTAAATAAGATCCCGCGATACCACCAATCGTTTCTCGTCCAAACGATGTATCAGGACTATTTAATCCATATTGACTTAATAAACTTTTCCAATTATTCATACCAGTACTATCTTTGATATTTTTAGAATAAAAATAGTTATTTAGTGCTAACCCCATTAAGAAATAGAATTTTTTGTTGTTATCACCTAAATCAGTAAAGCGCTTTTCTAAAATACGTAATGTTCTATTATATGACCAACTAGTTATGTATTTACGAAGTGATACTGGCATAATACTAACAAAGGTTGGATTCATAGTTCCAACAAACTGTTGTTTTAGACTTAAACTATCAAGATTACATGTAACACCAACTGGATTTCCTTCTATATAATATTTTGCTGATGAAGGAGGAAAAGTTAATGTATTAGTTGTTAAATAATTAAATATTGTATTATTATGATTAATTGCATCAGTATCTGCTTCATATAAATAAGTTTGTGTTACATTTAATGGTTTTACATCATTTGAAAATAATCCATGACTATACTGTAGATCTAAACCATTTAAATTAGAACTAGAATAAGATATACGTAAATATAAATCAATAATATTTAGATTATTAAAATTAAATAATGAACCTAAGAACGCAGATTCTTTAAAATCTTTTTCTTGAACTGGATTAATTGAACCATATATACGTATACGTAGTTTTTCATTTGATGCTCTATTAATATCTGTATCACGTGAAGGAAATACTCCTAAAAATTCTCCAATATTATAATAGCAACCACTAGGGCTACTTTCTTCTTCTAGATGTTGAGAGGCCTGATCTCGAGTTATAACATTATAAGTTGATTCAGCAGTTGGTTTCCAAAAACTTTTTCTGGTATAATCCTTAAGATTATATAAACTTTTATCTTGAAGAAGTAATTTAGATTTTAGTTTATTAATTGAATCCATTCTTAAAGCATAAAGGAATTGCTTCATATTATGATCAATATTTCCTGAAACATAATTCTTAAATTTATTATAATTAGTTTGAAAGTTGTCATAAGTCGGAATTTCATTCAGTGTTACAGAAGCTGGGAGGACGGGATCCATTTCGCCCCCTGACCTTAAATTATATACAGTAAAGTTATCATATGGGCTTTTGGGATATCTTCCAGCCCCTATATACCCTCCACTATAAACTAGAGCATATCCCTTACTCCCATCTTGCTCATACGTAGTTACATCTGTAGATCTATAACGTTTACTTCCACCTGTTAAATAAACAACTTGTTTAATATCATATATAGTATTCCCACCACTTCGGTAATTATAACCTCTATTGTTTGAAGTATTAAACCTATCAATCTCACCTCTAAAATTTCTATAATCACTTATTAATGTAATAAACTCATTTTGAATACCTCGTATTGTTGAATAATACTCTATTTCAATATAGTTACTAGGTGTTGGTACATTTGGAAATGTATCAGATTCTATATAGTTATTTGTTACAGTTTGAAATTTTTCAATAGTTTTTTCTCTATAGTTATAAAATATAAAGACTGAAATACTTATTATAATTAAAAATAATAATAAATATATCGTATTATTCATCCTATTCTTTATTTCTAGTAAGATTTCTTTATACTTGAGGATACTCTGATTTCACACTAATTACCAATGGTGGAAACTGATTTACATAATCTTTTGAAGTAAAATTTAACTCATTTAGTTTCTCTCTTGATATTAAGAACTTGAGAATATACTTAATTGTATCCGGAGATAGATAATATGCTGATAGTTTTTGAAGTTCAAGAAAAGCTGATTCTGTATCAATCTCTCCTAGCCCCGTTGAAACATCAAACGTATATCCACTCGCGTCAACAGTATTGGATGAACAACCAATTAAATCTGAATAATAGTTTAGTTTTTGTAATAAATTATCTATATCAACTTCAGAATTGAATAAAGAAACAAGATATACATCCATATTTGGTAGCTCTTGTAAAGGATACTTATCAGTGGAAGCAAGTTTCTTACACGCTTCACTCATGGGTCGTGTTGTCATACAAAACTGTGTAAAAAACTTTTGAAAATTCATATTCTCTTTTTTAACACTCGCTGTTCCAATAAGACTGTTATTAATATTAGTTACTTTATCTTTAAGATTATTTATATAAGTTTGTAGAAAAGCTCGTTTCGATGATAGTTCTGAACAAGAATCTGTGTAAGCACTATACCCTTCAATAATATAATAATAATTATTATATATTAATAATATTAACAATAATCCTATTAATACTACTATTGCTGTAAGCAACATCCTATATTTATGTAATATTTTGGAGATAATTACCAAGTGAACTTGGGGAAGCGGATGAATTACTATTATAAGATAACATAGGTGATATATTAGGATCAGAATCATCTAAATTTCCACCAAACTGTACTTCAAACGTATCGGACTTATAATATTCAGCATCATATGTGCTTGATACAGTATAACTAAAGTTTCCACATGGTTGAGAATTATTGTAATATGGATATGTGTATTTTACACGTAATACACTTTCAACATCTGGAACTAAATCTCCTTCGTAATTTAAATCTTGTATTATATTATAGTCACATGTATCATTTGTAATTTTCATTGCTTTTAATACACGTGTAACTATAGAACCACTTCTTGATTGATAGTCAAGAATTGCTTGATTTAATAATGTTGTATTGGTACAGTTTAGATTTGTACATGCGTCTCTAGAAGAATAATAGAAGTTTGATTCATTTGTATTTGCTTGTAAAGCTAAATCTGATGCACTAATATCTATATATTCTTGGCCAGCAATTGGTAAGAATGTACATGTGCCAGGCAACTGTTTCATAGCGACTCTTCGTAATGCAGGTAATCTTTCATCATAATAGTTGTTTGAATTAGTTAGGTTAGCAGCGTATTTATCCGCATATAATTCTTTGTGTTGAGCAAAGTAAATGTGACATCTATTAGCAGAATCGGTGGCAGATTTAAATATAGCATACATCGTATCAGATTCTTGATTAAATCTACCTTTTGCTTGATTGTCTACACTATATTGTTCCATAATTCTTTGCATTATTTCTGGATCATCACATTTTTTTCTACAGTATGTTGAATCGTTTCCTAAATACTGCGCCCCTTTCAAATCAACTAATAAATCTCTTGTATTTCCAACAATCCCTTTTGTATTTGTTGTATAGTTTGTTACTAAATCATTGTTAAAAAATGAGATATTCGACATTACAGTTGGATTAAATTTATTATTATAAGGGGTTCCATATGTAACACCTTTTTGATTATATGGTGGTTCTAAATATGAAGTTTTTTTCGTAACATTTAATCCATTTGAGTTCTTAAGTGAATCATATGTATAAATATTTTCAAATCCTTCACTTTCTTTCATATTAAACGATAAAGTTTTTCTTTGAACTTTATTATCATTACTAGAATTTTTAATTAATACATCTACTTCTAAATCACAACTATTTGAACTAGATGTAAATGCTCTGACGATACTTAAAATCTTATTTGTTGGATTTGTATTATTATAATCTAATATAAACTTATTCAATGTATTAGGATTTGAACACGCATCGTTCGAACCTTTGAATAGATTCGTTTCTGGTGGTTTAGGATATGTTATGCGAATAGGCTTCTTAGGTCTCACTAAATCTGGTAATTGTTCACATGTATTAGGATCGTATCTAAGTATTGTATCTACATTAGAGATCTTTTCAAATGTTACATTTTTAATATTTGATGTTGGGCCAGTATATGTTAGTGTAGGTTTAAAATAAAACGCTTTTCTATATGCCAATCGTGTAGCATAATCTGGATTATATATTCTTTCATTTGAATCACTAATAGGATTCTTATACATTTTAATACTTTCAATAGCAGGTAATTCAGATGAACCTTCTTCTATTAAACTATTAGGTAAACAAAATGTACATGACGATAAATCCATTTGATATAAAAAATTATATGTTTGCTTTCTTTCATCATTTTGACCGGTTGTTACTTCATTCCAAGTGAACTGGCAAACATTTGAACCTTGTGGTTTAATATTTAATATACTTTTAATATCTTTATTTGGATATTTTTCTTTATATTTATTAATTACTTGCTCAACATTTGATATATCAATACATTGATCTATATTAATAAATTTATCTCTACATCTTTCTAAATAAGGTAATACATCAAAGTTTACTCGTTTTCTATAATCTTCTTGATATTCAGAAATATCAGGTGGAGAAGCGGCTCCAGCTGTATCATCAATATGTGTACAGCCATATAAACTATATTGGGGATGAGGATTACTTGTTACTGGATTTAAGTTTTTCTGTAATGTCCAGAGTTCATCTTTGATTCCAACAAGAGTACTTACTCTATAGTCTAAACGTTCTCTTGTATTTCCTCCAACTCTGGCTATAGTAGTAAATAATATATTATAGTTTTCTTGACTAGTTCTGTAGTTAGTATATAATGCATTAGAATCTTCAATTCTATAATTACTTGATGCTAATAAATTTGAATATATTGTTCCAGTATTTTGTATTTGTTCATAAGCAGCTATAAATGCTCCAGATGCAATAATGTCATCTTTTACATACTTATAATCAAATATATCTGCTCTATGTAAATATTCATTTAAATTATACATTGCATCATCATATCTATTATCTAACTCTGCCCAACTAACATTAGAAACAGTTTCCCAATAATATGGCGCAGTATTACTATAATTTACTTTATAATAAAAACGTCTATCATGATTTAATGTTATAAACTCATTGTAACTGCTTCCATTTCTTGGATTATATTTAATATTTAACATTTCACATTCAATATCACACGTAAATAATGAAGAAGCAACTACATAATTAATTTTACTTATAAACTGAATATTATGAAATCCATCTTCATCAATAACTGGATTTGCAATAGCTAGTGTATAGTAAAACTGTCCCATTTTAACAAGCATACTTGGATCCGAAAAATCGGCATAAAAAAATTTAGAGTTTGGAGGTAAAACATCAGTTGGTAAAAAATATTCAGTAGTATATTCTGCTTTCATGCTAACCATTTTTTTATTTATTTGATTTAATTCACTGTAACTTGGATCACGATTACCTAAATCTATAATGTCATTAAAATCATAATAATTATCAGCATAAATAGGTGGTCCCTCAGTAGTAGCTCTAATAATAGCAGTTACAGCAGCATATATAGGGTCAAGGTTAAGTATATTATCTCTATTTTTATCTGTATTATCTCCCCAAAAGTATACTGTTTCATATAAATCATATGGGTTGGCACCTTCTTTTTTATTAAGCCTATCACAGTGACCCGCATTATTTTTTCCTATTTGTGTACATAAATACTTCCCTTGAAAACGTGGTGGTTTATAGTCACCACTATAGTTTGGCCATTTCCAAAAATAGCAACTTAACCAAGCGTAATCAATATATTTTGGTAATTGTAATTGACCTTTAAATACAAGAATTCCAGTTCTATCATCTGAACATACATAAGGATAGAAGAATCCAAATATATCACCTATAACAGGAATCATTTGAAAAATCATACTTCCTGGTGCTGGTAGTAATACATCTAACGCAGTAGTTCCAGTTGGACAAGAACCTTGACTGTCAGCCCATTTATCCATTGCTTCTGTTATCATACCATCCAACATAAATAATATTGGAGTTATAATAAGATCATAAATAAATGAAAGAAACATTCCTAATGGTGGAAATATTCCCTCTAATAAAGCATTTGTAAATACATGTTTTGCTGCAAATGCTATCAATTTTGCTGTCATTTTTGCAACTATTTTTAGTTTTAAAAGTGCTTTCGCAATAAAATAGAATCCTTTAAATGGAGCAGTTTTTGCTACTCTTGATGCTAGTTTTACTGCACCTTTTTGTAAAACTTTAGAAGTATTTTTTTCAAGAAATTTAACAATTTTACCTTGTATTTTTCCTACTACGTTAGTTAATCTTAATTTAACAGTCTTTAATACACCGGGCCCTACTTTAGCTTGTTTAACTCCTTTTAATGACTCTTTTGCTAAATTTTTACCTAAATCATCAAATGCATCAAATGCTTGTCTAAATGTCATATAATAACCTAATGCCTGTTCAAATTTTTGCATACCTTCTCCTAATTCACGATTATCTGAACCAAATCCGAACATAGGATCTTGATAATAATAAGCATCTTCATCATTTTTTAAACTACTTATATCATCAAATTGATTTGCAAGATAAATCTTTTTAAATAAAGCAGTTGTAGCGTCTAAAGGAACAACACCCCATAATGCTTCTTCTTTTGATAATTCTTTATTTTCTGTATCCCAAGGCATTCGGCCAGCATCTAAATCACCAAAAGAGCCTCCAATATCTAAAATAAGTTCATCAAACTTTGTTTCTATCACTTCAGGATATTCTTCTTTATTTAATTTATAATAATCATCTTCATTTGTACTAAAATAGTTAAACGTTTTATTTACCATATTTTGAAAATTTTCATTTGAATCAAGATTTTTGTTAAAATATACATAAAATATTAATCCTAAAGCAATTACAATTAAAAAAATATATTTAATCATTAATAATATTTTTTTCATTATCTACCTAATTTAATAAAACTTTTTTATATTAGTTATTACAACTCATTAGTTTCATTTTATCTTTTATCGTTTCAATAGAACTATATGTTCTACTTAAATCATTAAAACGTCCTTGAAATCTATATTCATCTAATTTCTCTCCCAATACATCAATTTGCTTTTTATATAATTTACACTGTGTATTAACATTTGTAAATACATCGCCTTCTCCATCCGTAGATTTTGCTACTGCTTCTAGTTTATTTAAATCATTTCTTGAAATATTTGTATTAATACGTTTTATATCAAGACTATCTAAATTAAGTTTATTTATATCAATATTATTTGGATCCATATTTGATACATCTATATTATTTACAATAAATTTATCATCTGATGTTTGAAATGCCTCTTTAAAGCTTATTCTTATCTTATAATATAGATAAGCTACTAATAAAAATAGTAATATTATTACTGTCATAAATAGATTATACATGTATGTTGATAATTTCATCTATCTATAACTTATATATATCTATCGCATAATAAATCGTAGTATATTCTATCGTAAACATTTTTTCGGTTGGATAAATAAATGTAATTAGAATTAATATCTTGTGTTAAAGAATTTAAGATTGTATAATTAGAACCGATATCTCTCATATGTCTATCTCGTATTTGACATTTTGCTGGATTTATAGAACAATTAAATCCACTTAGTGTTGTATTTAAATCAGTATATTGACTATTAACTATAGTAAATTGATTATTAAAACTTCGTGAAACCGTTGATATACTTGCTATTGTGCTTGCCAAACTATACTGATTTTTATATATAACAGAACATGTGTTTCTCCAACTATTAAGTATATTTTCACTTAGATCTGGTGTATTATAACATACGTTTGCTATACACAGTGTAATATCATTCGATGAAACTGTATAGCCAGATGGACAGTTGGGTAAACATAGATTTGATATTCCAAAATAGTTATTTATCTTTGTATAATTTGAAGGGCATATATTTGAAATAGATTTCGTGGCATAATCAAATCTATCAAAAATATTCTTTTGATCACTCGATGGACATGTAAAATCAACTCTTACTGGAGTATTTACTGTTACTGGTTTCGGAAGATTTGCAAATGATTCATTGTAAACATTATAAAATAAAATTATTAGTAATATTACTAATAATGTTATTATTACATATAATTTCATACCTACTAGTTAGCACCATTTTCTTTACTCATTCTCTTCATCTAACTCACGCTTTTCATCTTCAAGACGTTTTACTAAACGTTCAAGGCACGTAGGCCAAGTATACTTTAGCACAGTTTCACGAGCAACTTTACCATGTTCTTCAACCTTAGAACTGTTTAGCACATACTCTTCCATCGCTAAACATACATCATGAGGATCGCAAGCGTTTGCCTCACCTCCTACTGGACAATATACCATCGGTAGATGATAACGAACCTTTGGTTTTACAAGCATTGAATTATTTGAATTACAAAAGTCTTTGAATCCTCCTACATCGGGAACTACTTGAGGAACTCCTACACCCATTTGCTCAAAGTTACATAGTCCCCAACCTTCACCATCTGCGGTATTAATACCAATATTTGCGGCATTGTAGAACATGTTAATATCTTCATCACGGAATACCATATCTACTGAACTTACCATTAAACGGTCAGCAAACTGTTCTACAGGAACCTTTCGTAGCATTAGTTCACGCTTATAAAGTCCAAATAGATCCCATCCGCCTTTCTCACCTTTATCACATACACAGAAGAGATAAATAGGCTTGGTGGGATACTTACAAATCAGTTCAACAAACGCCATAATTAATATATCATAACGCTTACGAGGTTGATTACGATTTAGATTCAGAATCACAAAGCGATCGTTCGGCATATTCATTTGTTTGCGTGCGAGTTCACGAGGAATAGGAAAGAACTTCTCTTTATCAAACCCATGTGTAATTATATCAAGAGGACGAGTAATACCTTGTTCTTTTAAACACTTCTTCCAGAATGTAGAAAATGTAAATATTAGATCAGCATCACGATTTAATATATCGAGAAAAGGCTGGAGTTGCGTATTATATACTTGATCGCAATATACCCAGATCTTGAAGTTACGAGGAATACCAGACTTGCGAATCTCTTCTAGAAATCTAGATACTACAGAAAGATCGTTATAAATCATTACAATATTCGGTTCCTTGCGACGAATAAAATCTGGTAGTTGCGCATACCCAAACCCTTGGTGCTGAGGGCGTTCATTTACAGCGGCATCATACACATCTACATTGGAAGGATAAGGACGGAACCCTTCAGGTGTTTGAGGCATCTTCTGGAAACCAAAATGTGTTAGCTTTATCCAAGGCTTCTTTGATAAGTCTTGAACAATATTATGAGAAACTTTAGAATAACCAGTGAACTGATGAAGATGTGTTGATACAAGTAGAAACTTTAACTTTTTCTTATCATCTTTATCTTCAGGCTTTGCGATAATAGAACCAAATCCAATTTTAGATAAATCAATATTATTTACATTATCAGAGTTAACTTCTTTCTTAAGTTGCTGCTCAAGAGTTTTAAAGAAACTAGGCATTGGTGAAGACATTTCTTGTGACATTCTTGATAATAGTATATGTAATTCTTTATATCTCTAAAGATTTCTTAACTTGTTCTTTTAGCATTTGTTTCATAGTGCGATACGCTTGTAATAGTGAACTTCTGTATACTTCAAGTGTTTGCTTATCATTCAGAAGTTGTTGAATAAGTGCTGATGCTTGCGCCCAACTCTGTAAACATGTTATAGGGATATACTGTTTAATATAATTACAATATTCTTTTGTTTGTTGATCTTCTACTAATATAGGAACACAACCACATTCTAACGCTTCATAAAAACGGAATGTTTCAGCATTATTTCCTCCAATACAAGGGACAAAAATTGTATCTAACATATAAGATAAATATTCTTTTTCAGATATGTTATTGGGATCATTCCATTTATTAAATAAGATCACACTATGTTTTTCAAACTGTTTTAAAGGCTCTAAAATTGCTTCACGAACACCTATCCAGTTTGTTCCAAAGAATGACCAAGTCTTTGTGCGAAATGGGAGTTGTGGAGTTCTTTCCAAAGGGTTCTCAATCGGTTTTCCAAAACTTGTATGATAACCAAGAGGAATTACTAAGACTTTTTGATTTAAATTCGATCGCACATAGTTTCGCACCACTGCTTTACAAGATTTATAATCATAAAACTCAATAGGTTCTCTTTGATACTCATCGCCTAAATGAATTATACTAAACTCTTTTCCTGCCATTTCAAGATTCTTAAAATAGGAACTATAATCTTGACTGCGAACTATAATAAATATAGGATTCTCAACATCAGGAACTTCATTATGTTCTATATAGTTCATAGTTACAAACTCTAAAGTTCCAAGCATTTCTAATAACCATTTATACTCATGTAATTCATTCCATTTCATATCATATTCTTTGAGTGAATAAAAACGGCTTTTTTTAATTGGAGCGTTGATAACTGTTTCTTTTGTATCTGTTTCTACTTTATAATTACGTGCCTCTGTGAGTGCCTTTACAATATCAATATCGCCTTCTGAATTATCACCAATCTCTTCTGGTGTAAATCGTTCATCATTGTTCCATAAATCACTATCAAATCCATCCACTCTATTAAAGTTATTAAAATCACTATTCATATACTTAGGATCTTCATCTTGGTAACATCCAGCAATAAGAGGATCTAAGAAATAGATGTTCATATAATCGATTGGATTACAAATCATATGATCTGCTGATGTGTAGTATCCATCTCTTGCCATTAATACATCTAAAATCTTCTGGGCACCTTGCTTCGATACTACATACGCATACGCACACCAGTGGAAATAACGATTGGATGGATTTTGGCCAAAGAAACTATTCTCTTTTACACGACTAAAATACTTGTTTACTGGTTCCTTACATTTTTCAAATCCAGCTCTATTTGGTGGAAGAATTCCTCCTAAATAAATTACATCAAAGTTCTCTGGTATATGAGGAGCTGCTTCTGCCCAGATCTTCTGCCATGTAGTTTTAAATTTCACATCATCTTCTAAAATTAAATAGGAATTAATTTCTGGTTTATCAGTTGCTAACTTGAACCATAGATTTAAATGACTGAGAGCACATCCCATAATCGCCTTCTTCCACATAAAATCGTGAGGCTTGAAAAGTCTCGCTAACGCTTTTGTCATTTGAATCTTGCGACCTTCATATGCTTCAAACTCTATAATCTTGTTTTGAAATTCTGGGGAGTTTGTATACAGTCGTTCAAGTCTGTCTTTGCGACGTTGTAGATTAATTACAAAACAGTCATCAATCTTTGGTAAAAACTCTTCATGAATCTTAAAATTTCCTCTGTGAACATAGATATACTTGTTTGATATAAATGTTCTGCGAAGACTTACATCACAGTATAAAGTATGTAAAGGATATTTCGCTAAATTATATCTTAATGATAGAACAGATAATATAGACTGATCGTGGCGATGGCCATAAGGTTTTCCATCTCGAATACCACTCCATTTTTCTCCTACAATTACATCTCTCATTTGGGCATAGTTCCATGCTTCATTAAAATAGTCTTTCACTTTCTGAACACCAGTTCTAAAACACATTATTCCACCAACAATTTGATGTTGCTTCAGTTCATCATTACTAATTTTCATCTTCTTTACACAAGTTTCATGACACCATTGTTCATTCAACTGTTGGTTATCTTCAAGAACACATATATCATTCTCTTGTGATATACGTAAATAGTCTGATGGCCATCTACATAAGAATGCACCAGCATCAATATAAAATACCATTCTAGAACTTACGTTATTTGCTAAATCTTGGTATATATAGATCTTCCAAGCGTAGTGTTGCGCATCATATAAGTCTGGGAAATCAGATGATACAGAATCTGGTAATGAAGCAAGTTCAATAAAAGGAAACGCTTCTAATAACTTCTTCTTGGATTCTTCAGATACATCGTGCCCCAAATATATACGTGCTTTGAGATCTGGAACTATTCTTGTTTGAGCACCAACACTACTTAGCCATTGATTGAGTGATGGTAGAAACTCTCGTGTGGCATATGTTACCATTAAAGGTGCTTGGATTTCTAAACTCTTATTCACTGGTTTAACAGACTCTTTTGTTTGAATAAAACGAGGAACTTCTACATGTGTTGATGTAAGGATTTTTAGAATTCTGGATCCACATTCTGCGATTGTTCTCTTCGCCCAATCTAGATGATAGTCGTCTAGTGCAGGAGTGTTAAACATTTCTTGGTATTTTTCAGAATTCTCGTCAATCTCTTTGACCATTTGAATTAATTCTTCTTTGGAACGAATCTTGCGAGCATCAATAAAACTCTTGGGATCAAAATCACGTTCTACTTTAGGGTCTCCCCAATAAATAGGGATACAGCCAGCAGCCTTGGCATGAATGAGTTTTTCTGTCACATATCCTTGAGAAGAACTATTTTCAAAGGCGAAACAGAATTTATACTTCTTCAAGAATTCATGTTTTCTTAATTCTCCACCACCTCCACCACCACCCGCAAATAGATCTGAACCCATAGTATTAAATAGTCTGCCGGCAGAATCTACAGGCTTATATTCATTTAACCAGAAGAATGCGTTATTACGCAAGTCGTTTGTGGGATTCGATACTATAAAAGCGCAGAACTTCTCTTTCTTCTCTTCAGGAAATTTTTTGGTGAAACGTTCAAGAGGAATCGGTTTAGGATTTGAAATCTTTTCAACGTCACAGCCGAACCAATCAATTTCAAGTAACCATAAGGGAAAGCGTAAATAATTATCAGAAACCATATCAGAATGTTGAAAACATAGATTTAGTTTTACAGATGCTTCTTCTACAGGCATCGTATTTTCTCCAGTAAAATGAATTTTTGGAACAGTTGGATAGTTCTTCCAAGACTCTCCAAATAGTGAGAACACGATAGCGTTGGGCATCACATCTTTAGGAATTGTTGATTCATTTACATATTCTATATCTAATCCATGATTGATAGAATCTAGTAGTAGTGTAAAGAAGTTATAAGAATAGTGAAAGTCTGGCCAGAAATCTGTAAACATTAAATAATACTTTTCTTTTTTAGGAACGATGCTTGTAGAAACAGTATTAAATATGTTATTTATAGCAGTTGAATATTCTTCCACAATTTTAGAATTTAAACAAGAATAATTTTCTAATACATGTTTTCTAAAATTTTGAACATTTTCTAAATCAAACCAACCAACACCAGTTTTAAAATCTTCATCAATACGTTTTAAACATTCAGATGCTTCACTAATCTTATTAGAATGATAATAGTATCGTTCAAAACATGTTATATGTTTTAACACTTCAGAATTATGAATAAATGGGATTCCCATCCAACCCATATCAAATAACATAGGCTTGAACGGTATTAGACGAATATGACTGATCACCACTGATTTAGGTTCTAGCACTAAATCACAAATACGTTGGCGACCGACAAATTCACCAGATAAATCGCTTGTTTCACTATGTTTGAGAATATTATCCTTGAAGAACTGAGATTTATATACTTGATCCGCATTGTGAACCTTATATTTTACACAATCAAACCCATGTTCTTTTGCTTGTTTTAGAACTAATAATCCTATTGTACAAGAAGATGTAGATGTTACATTTGTTTCAAAAATATGAGGATTCCAAGAAACATTTTCCTTAGGAACATTTTCCTTAGGAATATTTTCCTTATGTTGTTCCTTCAACATGTTTTGAAACTGAATCCAAATTGGCATAGAATTTTCAGACTTGTGAGATTCAATAATGGAAGGAGTCCAAACATATGGCAGTCTTAGCACTGGTTTACGTGTAAGCAGTTGAAGAATTTGTAACTCGTCATTATCACAGAACTTATCAAAACACCAAATTTGTGATATACCATCATAATTTGGCTTATTATTTACAATTGGATATAAGGAGTGTTCAATAAAAGGGATTAATATATTGGAACGATAAAAATATACAAACTGTTTACCATATTTTTTTCTCATAGTTTCATTTTCAAAAAATGGAACAGTTTCAATAATTAAATCAAAAAGTTCTTCAAATGCCGCTGTATCTTTTGTAATGTTTAAAACTTGTATTTGTGTTTTTAGAAGTTTCACATCATCATACCAATCGACAGAATGATTTGTATTGAGAAGTGTTACATCATATTTAAGCATTTTCATCATTTCAATGAGGGCGATTGTCGTATTCGCATTTCCTCCACTAAACATAGAATGCTGACAAGAAGATAGAATACCAACCTTCATAATTATCTTTAATAATTAAAAAAGATAGTTTTAGACCCATTCATATTTATAAAATTTTAGACCATCTTTCTTGAACACTTGGGTTATAAGGACTATGTGTCCAAATTAAAGTCATCGCATGTGCCTTATAGAGTTCTAGATTCGTTTCATGATTATATGTCTTCTTTATCTGTTCATATGCGGAATCTAAACTTGATCCTTTGTAATAGTAACCGTATTCTTTCCAACTATCAGCATTATGTAATACTGGATAATTATTATGTAATAGTTCTAACGTCATATAATTGTATTCATTATTGAGTTGATGTAAGAAAAAGGTGGCATATGGATATATTTCCATCGTTTTTTGAATATCGCTGCGCCCAATCATAGAAATTTTATTATCTTTTACAATATCCAAAGTATCAAATATAGCATCTTTAAAATAAGGGTTCATTAACAGCCGCTCACCGTTTACAACAATAATATTAATATCATTCTTTGTTTTACGATAATAGTGTTCTAATGCTAGAATTGGTATTAGAGAGGACTTCTGAAAACTGATATTTGGTTCACTAATAATATATGTTTCTTTTTCAGAACCAATTCTAGGTCTCCATTTAATATGTTTTGTTGTATTGCTAATGAAACATGGGTCCCATACATAAGGAACCGTTGTATTGCGTTGAACTTTAGGATCTGTATGATTTAAATAACAAGCATACTCGTCATGTTGTTTATAATGAGGAGATACCCATACTTCATCAAGTTCACCAATCACGTGATGGGCAAAGTTTGTACTAGGATAAAACATAGGTGTTTCAATATCAATATTCAGAATATTTCCTAAATACAACTTATAACTCTTAGCACCAATCATACGTAAGAACTTACGAACAACAGGATCAATTGACATTCCAATTTCAATATAAGCGAATACTGGTATAGGCTGTTTGAGTAACTCTTCTGCTACCATCATACGGGTTGTTTTAATCATATGGGGGATGTTATCTAAACTCTTTGGTTTCTCATTTACAATTAAAATGGGACACATGCCCATTGATTCAAACATCTTGTATAAAACATAGACGTTTTGGAAAAGACCATTTGAAAAAACATTATTATCTGTAATGGCGGCAGTTGCTAGCAGTACAATTTTACGTTTATATATTGGATCAGATGAGAGTTTTGCAAACGGTGTTTCTTTTAAAATTAAACTTTCATCGCATTCCGTATAGCCAGGATACTTGGGCATATTAATAGTAAGTTTGTTTTCTTTAGAACATATTCTACGCAGAAATTAGATGTCCGCAGTGACCCCGTATAATAAAGATAACATTTCTTTGTTTCAACCGAATCAAGTTGCTGGTCTTGCGCTTTGGTTGGATGCTGCTGATAGTTCTAGTGTTATAACGAGTGGTTCCAACGTTACTGCTTGGAATGATAAGTCTTCCAATGCTCATATATGTATTTCGAATGCCAATTATGTTGGAACTACATTGCCAACCTATAATTCTAACGCAGCGTTTAAAAATGTTAATTTTGCTCCAAGTCAAGTGCTAGTAACTTCTAGTAATTGGAATTATGTACCATCTTGGTCTTGTTTTGTGGCATTAAATACAGTTTCTTTAGCACCACGATGGTTAATATCACCGTTTAGTGGTGTAAGTTTAGTAATGATGGGTATGAATCAAGGAATAAGTAAGATATTTAGTGGTGCCTTTCCAAGTGGCACAACAGATATAACAGGAAATCATATAGAATATACATCTGCTGAAAATACAAATGCTTCATCAAATCTTTTATGGTATCG